ACAGACGATTACTGGAACGCCGCATGATGGTCTTTTGGGCATGCCTGTGCGGGTGGCGCACTGAGACATCTCCTGATGCTCCTATTCCTGCATGCGAGAAATGCGGGGATCTGATGCACGAGTACAGGAGGGGTGCGAAGTGATCGAGCTTCCATGGCCTCCATCAACACTGTCAGGCCACGCCAAGGGCAACGGGCAGTGGAAGAAGATCGAAGACACGAAGAAGCATCGCGAGTGGGCGCGCCGAGCCGCGCTGGCCAGTGATATCGTTGTGCCAGCATCCGGCGATATTCGCATCGCCGTCACATTCTATCCGCCCGACCGTCGCGGAGACCGGGTGAACTTTCCCAATCGCATAAAGCCCTACTTCGACGGCATCGCAGACGCATTGAAGATCAACGATAGCCGGTTCCTGCCATCCTACCATTTTGCTGAGCCCGTAAAGGGTGCCGGCAAGATCGTGGTGACGCTGGGATGAGTGTCCGCATCATGACCGCAGTTTGGGCCGTGACCCTGCCCGACAGCGAGAAGATTGTCCTTCTCGCGCTGGCGGACTGCGCGAATGATGAGGGTGGTTGCTGGCCGTCGATGGCCACGCTTTCAAAGAAGTGCAGTAAGTCCGACAGAACGGTTCAAGCATCGATCAAAGCGCTTGTTGAAAAAGGTCATCTGACGCGCGTGGAAGTGCGCGGGAAAGGGTGTCATTACAATGTACACCCCCGAAGTAGCTGCACCCCCGAAGTAGCTGCACCCCCGAAGGGAACGGCGCAGACCCCCGAAGCCGCTTCGGACAAACCATCAAGAACCATCATACCCTCAGAAGCTAAAGCTTCTTCGGGTAAGCGCGCGCGAGAAGCAAAGCATTCTCTGCCAGCAAATTGGGAGCCGTGGGAATTCGCGGGGGGCTCCATCTGCCGGAAGATCATCGATGGCTGGCCACCCGGCGAACTTGAGCACCAGCTTGAGCACTTCCGCGCTCATCACACCAAGAAGGGCGATCAGTTCGCCAGTTGGCAAGACGCTTGGAAAACCTGGGTTTTGAATAGCAGGAATTTTGGAGGCAGAAATGGAAAATCAGAACCTTCCGGTCGAGGTAAAACAGGCATCGCAGCAGATCGTATCCGCGAACGAATTGCCGCGCATGTCGCAGGGGCTGCTACCGGCTGACACGGACACGCTGATAGCACTGCTTTCCCGAGCGCTCGCGTTGGTGGGCTCTGCGGGAATGAGCGCAGATGACCGAGAGGAATGGCTTGCGGCGGCTTGCATCAAGCTGTCGGGTATTCCCGAGGATTTGCTGTCTCAGGGCATAAATCACGCCACGTCGGTTGCTGACCATCCCGCTAAGATAATTCCCGCGATCATGGCCGAGGTTCAGGAATCATGGGAGCGCCGGAAGCGTCTCAGCAGGCCGGTGACGCCTAGCTATGCCGAACTCGCGCCGCCTCGCGAGCAGTTCGACTATTGCTCACCGGAAGCGGCTGCCGCAATCCGCAAGGAGTTCGGGATATGAGCGAATACAATCCCGACCGCGCGCGATCAGGCTCAGGAAGAGGCCCGGGCGCTACCGTGGTCGACCTTCAGGCTCATTGCGATTGGCTGAACTCGCTCAACTGGGTTCGGGCAAGCGGCAAGCCGTACTTTGTGAGGAGACGTGACGATGGGCTGCACGAAGTCGCCCGCTAAGCCGTGCTCGCGCTGCATTGGTGCTGAGCTAACCGTTGCCAATAGCCGACACTATGAGTTTTGCGCTTTTCACCTTGGCGAAGTCATGCGGGAAATCCGTCGCCTCACCCCACCTAACCCCACCCCGCAAGCAGAAGGAATGAGATGATGGATAATACGAAGCGAATGGCGATTATACTTGCGACTGCTACCTTGCTCGTCGCTGTCAGTGCTGGATACGGAACGATTTTCATCTTGTTATTCGGCACCTCTCTTTGGTCGCTGGTTGCCGCGCTCGGGGGGCTGGCAATCCTTGCCCTGTTGGGCGCTGCTTACACCGACTGGAGGAACCGGTGTTGACCCACAGAGACACCACGATGCTGCAGAAGCTGGCCGGGACAATTCAAGGCGAGCTTCTGCATCAGACACCAGGCGGCTGCCTGTCAGCTCCGCCGATCACGAAAGATTCAGCCGAGGTGTATTTTGACGGCAAGATCCAGCTCTACCCACTTATCCGCGCCATCCTCAACGAGCTGAAGCAAGTGGACGAGGGGATGGTGAAGGCTGCGAATGCTTTGAACTTTGTAAGGATACCGACGCCAAAGAGAAAGGCTGCAATTTTTCGCGCAATGATCGACCAGGTCCTGAGAGAAGGGGAGTAGACTATCATGGGGCGGGGAAACAAAGTGCTGGCCGAAATCGCCAAGCAGATCGAGGCGAAGAAGCGCCAAGCCAAGCCTAAGGTTGAGAAAGGCGCGCCGGTCATCCCGATCGACAGCTTCACGGCTAAGCACGGGGACTATGCGCGGGAAGGCGTGAAGATCCGCAATCGCTACGTCACGACGGTAGAGCGTTGGCGGACTGACAAACACCTCGACGAACGCCAGATGCGCGCTGTCGAGCTGTGCGATAGCCTGTGGCAGCGGGCATACGGCGAGGCCAAGGTGGTGGCAAACCTAATGGGTCTCCCAGGCGGCGGATCAGGCGAAGGCTTTGGGTGGGTTCAGGAAGACGCACGACGCGAGCTTTATTGGTTCCAGGCGCGCATCCCCGGAAAATATTGGTCGGTCTGGGAGAATGTCTGCCGCTTCGACCATTCCGGCGGACAGGCCGGCAAGGCATTTGACGGAGACGACAAGCGTAAGGCCCGGTCTTCTCTTCTGATTGTGCAGTTTGTGGCCGATCTGATATGCTCGTGGAAGCATCTGTGAGTTTCGATCAAAAACCCTCTTGCAAACTGGTGGCACCTTAAGCTATGCAGAACGATAGTTGTTCGAGTTGCGCCCGATGAGCGCTGACGACAATCTCCGCGATGCTCTGATTGAGGCGTTCGACGTGGCTTTTCACAGCTACCGTGAAAGTCATAATCACGACCTCACCAGTGATGAGATGGCCGACATCGCGCTCAAGGTCATCAAGGACTGGACTTCGGACGAGCCTGGGCTTAAAACTTAAATGTGCGGTGCGCAGAAATGTGCCGGTCCGGGTGAGTGCAGTTAATAACACCGACGGGAGTGGGCGGGCTTGCCCGGAGTTCCACTAGAGCGAATAGCGAAGCAACCCGACTGCCGACCGTGATCTAGCAGGATCGCCGCATTTAACCCCATCCGCCCCGGCGGACCCGTCACAACAGCGCCGCCCTTTCACTCTCCTCCCAAGGGGCAGAGCGCGGATTGTGGCGGGCTTTTTCATTGGAGACGAGAAATGCTGATTTCTCTCCTCATCACCTTGCTGATCGTGGGCGTCATTATCGGCGCCTCCGTTCAATAATTGGGCGAAGGCGGCTGCGATCGTGATTGGCTTGATCATCATCCTACAGCGATCAGGTATCGCTTCACTCTAATCTCACAAGGGACTGAAGCATGGCTCTTGAGATCAGCTATTACGGCGGCGCCGACGCGATTACGCGAATGGTCTATGGCTCGCACGTTGGCTCGCAGTCGTGGACGCTGACATCCAGCTCGGCGATTTCCACTATCTCCCCGCCGTCCGCCGCCCTGGCCCGTGTCCGCGCGGGCGAGAACTGCCGCTTTCTCAAGAACACAGACGGCACGAACACCGGCGCTACGGCTGTCACATCATCGACAGGCCAGTATCTTGCTGCTGGTGAGACGATCGACGTGTTCATCAAGCCTTCGACCTATTTCGCCGCGATGACGGTATAACCCGCGTTCATTGATTTGAGCGCCTGAACGGCCCACCCGCAAGGGAGCCGGGGAGGTGGCTTTATGATAAACTTTCAGAAAATCAATGCGCGGCGGCGCTAGAACAGGCGCGGGGCGCAAAAAGGGTGGCGCCAACCGCGTAACGCAGAAAGCTATCGAACAGGCGAAAGAAACGGGTATTTTGCCGCTCGACTATCTCTTGAGCGTCATGAGAGACGCTGAGGCTGACAAGTCCCAGCGCATCGACTGCGCAAAGGCGGCGGCGCAATATTTGCATGCCAAACTGCAGCCCATCGATGGAAACGGAAGCTCAGCACAAAGGGTAGTGGCTGAGGGCGTGTTTAGTTGGCAACCGCCCCAGTAGTCCGGGTCGAGAGCCATTATGCGCCTCGCACTCATTTCATGGGGCTACACACAAGGGAAACCCGCTGGGCGATTGCTGTAGCGCACAGGCGTGCCGGCAAGACCGTGGCCTGCGTCAATGACCTAATCAAGAGCGCGGTGATGTGCGGCAAGGGCAACCCGCGCTTTGCCTACATCGCGCCTCAGCTGAACCAGGCCAAGGACATCGCATGGTCCTACCTGCTGGAATATACGGACTGCTTTGGGCCTGAGAGGAAGGTCAATGCTTCAGAGCTATGGGTCGAGCTGCCGAACAACGGGGCGCGGATTCGCATTTACGGTGCCGATAATCCTGATCGGCTTCGGGGTATATATCTCGACGGCGCCGTTCTCGATGAGTTTGGGGATATGGACCCCACGGTTTGGACACAAGTCATTCGTCCTGCACTTAGCGATCGTAAGGGGTGGGCTATTTTCATCGGCACACCCAAAGGAAAAAACACCTTCCACAAGCTCTGGGTCAACGCTGAGGACGACCCCGACTGGTTTACCCTCTCGCTGAAAGCTTCTGAAACGCAGCTGCTCGACGACAAGGAGCTGGCTGACGCGAGGAAGATGATGAGCGAGGACGAATACGCTCAGGAATACGAGTGCTCGTTCGATGCCGCCGTTCGTGGTGCATATTATGGCAAGGAGATGAACGAGGCCGAGCTTGACGATCCTTCGCGGATCTCGACCGTCCTCCACGACCCACGCCTGCAGACGCATACCGCATGGGACCTCGGTGTCGCTGACTCGACGGTGATCTGGTTCATCCAGACGGTAGGCAGGGAGACACGGGTTATCGACGTTCTCAAGGGCGAGGGCGTCGGTCTCGACTACTATGCCAAGGAGTTGCAGGCGCGTGGCTACCTCTACGGCAACCACTATCTGCCCCATGATGTTGAAGTTCGCGAGCTTGGAACAGGCCGAAGCCGCCTTGAAGTCCTGCGAGACCTCGGCATCGCCGCCACGGTTGTGCCTAATATCCCTGTTGAGGACGGAATCCAGGCCGCGAGAATGCTTCTTCCGACATGCTGGTTCGACCGAACCAAATGCAAGGACGGAATAGAGGCGCTGCGCATGTATCGGCGCGAATGGGACGACAAGCGGCAAGAGTTCAAACTCCGCCCCCTGCATGATTGGACATCGCATTATGCTGATGCATTTCGCTATTTTGCGGTCGGGCATCGCGAACGGCAGGCCGCTGCCAAAATCATCTATCCAAAGCGGGCCTACGTTTGACTGATCGCCTCACCAACGAAGAGTTGGCGATCATCCTGGCAGAAGACGAGCGGCGCGCGATCTCCTATCGCGACAGCACGCTTGCCGACGAGCAGGAGGTTGCGCTCAAATTCTACGAGGCAGAGCCCTTCGGCGACGAGGAAGAGGGCCGCTCGCAGATTGTCGTGCCGGTTGTGCAGGAAGTCGTCGATTACATGACGATCGCCGTCCTGCGCACGATGGTGTCAGGCGACAGGGTGGTCGAATTCGAGGCTCAGGAGGCCGATCAGGACCAAGAGGCGGCCGAGGCCACCGAAGCGGTCAATCTCGCCTTCCTGCGCCATCAGGACGGCTACAAGGTGCTTCACGACTGGCTCAAGGCTGGCCTGATCGAGAAGGTTTGCGCGGTCAAGGTCGCGTGCATCGAGGAAGAGAAGACCGTCCGCACGCCGATGAATGGCGTTCCCGAGGAATATCTTGGGGCGCTGGATGAGGCTGACGGCAAGATCGTTCAGGCGTCACAGCAGGAGGACGGGACATTCTCGCTGGTCCTTGAGCAGACCAAGAAAATCAAGAAATATGTCGATCTCCCCATTCCGAACGAGGAGTTCCTGTTCGCTACACGCACGCGTCACGAGGATGATGCGCATTACATTTGCCACCGCAGCCGTAAGACCGATTCCGACCTGATCGAGATGGGCTTTGACAGGGCGATGGTGGAAGACCTGCCCAACGCTGACGAAGCCTCGCTCGATAGCCGTGAGACCGAGCGCTGGAACGATGAGCTGCTGTTCGGCGATGACATGAGTTCCGTCCCTGGCATGCGCGAGCATTGGCTGAGGGAGGAATATCGCTGGGTTGACATGGACGGCGATGGCCGCGCCGAGTTGGTCAAGGCGTTTCGTGTCGGCCGTACCATACTTGATTGGGAAGAGGTCGAGGAAAACCCGTTCGTTGTGTTTTGCCCGTTCCCGC